TGGACATCGCATCCCGGACGCGGCCCTCGATCCCGATCGGGCTTCCGATGATCGAGCCCTGCTGGCCCTTCGAGCCCGGCTCCTTCCAAGGCCAGAAGCCCGAGAGCTCGTCGCCCTGGGCGCCATCAGGAGAGCCCGCGATCCGACCCTCACCCTTCCCTTCGGTGAGGCCGCCCTTGGCCCCACGATCGACAACACTCATGTCCTTCGACGACATCGTTACATCCTCCGTGCGGGAGCTCCGCCGTTCGGGCCCGCCGGCGCCGGGCCACCCTGGAGCTCTTCGATGAGCGCCTTCTTGAACGCCGGGTCGGACTTGACGAGATTGATGATCGTTTCCTTCGCGTTGTCAGTGCGCGCTACAAGCGACTTCGTTTCCGGGAAGTCGATGGCTTCGAGGGCTGCTTGCTGGTCGATCAGCCCAGCCTGGAAGAGCTGAATCGCATCGTTGTTGCTGATCTTCTGCTGGCCGCGGAGAATCTGGGAGCCGACCGTGGCCTCGAAGTCGAGTCGCTCGGGGATGCGCCCGGGGTCGATCGTAATGAACCGCGAGCCCCCCTTCTGGTCCGTGACGGAGACGACGCGCTTCCCGTTGTAGTAGTGGCGCACGAGCCCGAGCTGCATGTCGGCCCACTCCTCGAGCGCTTCCTTGATCCCGCGCTCGGTGAGTCGCACGCGCGACTGCGCCGCCTCCTTCACTTCCTGGATCGCGAGCCCCGACTGGATGCGATCGGGCACGCGCCCCTGGCTGATCTCCTGGTAGGCGCCGACGTTCTCGAAGTCGCGCTGGACGACCGTGAGGAAGGCGATCTGGCCGTCGGGTAGCGGCAGGCCCTCGAGGCGCTTCACCATTTCCATTCGGCGGGGCTCAATCACCTGGGTTGGCGAGTTGGAGAGAGTTTGGGTGTCGATCCCTGAGCCCTTCTGCACGACCCACTTCCCGTTCGTGAAGTTCGCCATGTGGTCGGAGATCCGCGCGCGCGCGAGGTTCATCTCCTGCTGAATCGGCATCGTCTGTTCCACGTCCGATCCGCCGTAATACTCGCCGGGCCAGACGTAGTTACGGAACCGCACGAAGGGGAAGCGCGCATCCGGGTAGGGCGACTGCTGACTCTCCAGGTCGGGCGTCAAGAGCGTGCCGTTCGCGTAGCAGATCCGCCGGCCGCGCGGGTAGCGCTCCCGGTATCCCGAGTCGTCGTCGCCGTCCACGGTGCCATCCCGAATCCAGAGCTCGAAGACGAGCGCGCGGGGGATGTCGGAGTCGGCGAGTTGGTCGGCTTGCTGGCCGCGGCGCCCGAACAAGGGTCCGATGATCGGCAGGTTCCGGATCCACGGCTTCTCATCGACCGGGATCCGGTTGAGTGCCCGGCGGAAAGTGCGGGCGCCGCCGAAGAAGTCCATCGGGATGTCTTCGGGCTCGACCTTGTGCCCCGTCTCCGGAAATTGGCGCTCGATCCACTCGAGCGAGCGCGGCTCGACGTGGAAGATGTACTCGCCGCCGTCGGGCCCGTTGACCGCGAGTCCGCCGGGATCGTTCCAGACGCACGAGGGATCAACGATCGAGGTGGCAGCGTCTCCCTTGCCTTGGGCGAGCGTCAGGTCCCAATAGGGCTTGAAGTAGTAGGTGCCGAGGATCACACACCCAGAGACGGTCTCGGCGAAGGAGGCATCCATCCGCTGCGCTTCCCAGAGATACTCGAGGAGCGGATCGACCTCTTCCTTGACGATCTCCAGGTCTTTCTCGGTGCGGGGGCGGGCGCGGATGATCGGGCGGGAGTCGGTGAGGACCGCGGTGCGGGACATGACCGCGGCGAAGATGTAGTTCGACTTGAAGTGGGAGCGCCAGGGTGGCCGGCGGGGATCCCACTGGTTCCCGCGGGCCCAATCGTAGAAGTCGCTCCAGGCTTCCTGGTAGGGGAGGCGGGCGCGGTGGGCGATGTCGAAGAGCTGGTCTGACCACTGGCAGATCGCCCGCTCGTCCTCGGGGTCGGCGAGCACCACCTGCCGAAGCGGACTCGAATCCCGAGTCTGCTTGATCTCCTTGCCCCGTTGATCGCCTACCCGGGCGTCGATCTCTAGCGCCACATACGCTCTCCAGTGATGCCCCGGGGATCCCGGCGTTGCCCCCCATGACTACCAGGGACCCCCGGGGCATAGAACCTTGCTCGCTTTGGAGAGCGTATACCCCTTGTGGCCCGATACTTGCAAGACCTATTTGGGGCAATTTGCCCCGTCCGGCCTAATACCGGCAAGGACCTTGGTGATGGCGTTTCGGGCGAGCTCTGGGTTGCTCGGCCCGTGCGATCCATTGCCGGAGACGGAGACTCCGACGGGTATGGCGAGCAGGCGGCGCTTCTCTCGCTGCCACTCGTCCTCCTCCGGGCGGAGGCTTGGCGCCGTGGAAGGTCCGGGCTCGTCCTCCCATCGGCTCTGGTTCAGCCAGGTGGCCGGGTGGGGAATGAACTGGCCCGAGTCCCTCCGCCATTGCCAGGAGTCTAGCTGACTCTCTATGGCCTCAAGGATCTTCTCGAGGAGGTCCCGGGACGGCCGGATCTTCTGCCACGCCTTCCTCGCATCCCCCTTCCCGACCTTCTTGGGGTAGGCGGCCCAGAACTCATCGAAGCCAGCCGGTGCAGAAACCTCCCGGGTTCTTGCACCCGTTTTCCCGGACCGCTCACTCCCCTCACTCGTGAGAGTGAGGAATGGTTGTAGTACCTCCTCTATCTGACTCTGATTCTGACTCTGACTCTGACTCTGACTAGCGATGATTTGCGATCCGTTTGCGATCGCATTGCGATCGCAACTCCATCGCTTCTCGTTTCCGGCTATCCCTGCAATACTTCTTAACTTACGCTTCTCTTGCTGGGCTTCCCTTTCCCTCTCCAGGCGAGGATTGGTGCCGCTGGTGGTGAAACACGGCTCCAGCACCGACCACAATCGAGCACCGTCATCGTCGGGTAGCGACAGCAGGCGGGCGATAGACCTGGGGTCGGTAGGGATACGACCTTCACGCCAACAGAAGCAAAGCAAGCGAAGGTAGGCCCCCTGCTCCTCAAGGTTCATGGAAGCGACCTTGGAATCAGAGAGCCAGTCGGCGGGGTAGAATGGGAACCAGGGGAGTTTGACAGTTGGCGGGGACGTGGTATTATCTTTCACGTTCAGCCTCCTCAACCGGGTTGGACGCCGATGCAGTGGCGCCCGGTTTCGGCCGGGCGCTTCTGTTTTCACTCGTCCGTGTTGTACTCCCCGGCGAGCGGCTCTCGCAAGCCCGATCTCTCCTCCCACTCCGATTTCTCGCGCCGCTCCTTGTGCGCTAGCACTTCCGACGGCTTCAACTCTGAAAGCGCCTTCTCGAACTGGTCAACGTCGGGATACTCGCGGCGTCCCTGAACCTTCACATCTTCCTTTCGCACGAGTCCGCGCCGGCGCGCGAGCTCGGCTTGCTCACGGTTCGAGCTGACATATCCGCCGAGCACCTCGTCGTAACCTGCGCGGAAGATGCCTGTGCCGTGGGTGGTCCAGGCGCCGGGCGCGTAGAACTGGCGGGCATCCCCGCCGCACGCCGGACATGGCGCAGTTTTCTGTCCTGGCTCGCAGGAAGCGACGAGCTCGAACTCAATCCCGCAGGATTCACACTCGAAGTCGAAGGTAAGTGATCCCACTAGGCCGTCCCGCGACCACCTGGGGAGGTGTGGATCTCTTCGGTCACGTCACGCGCCTCCTCGATCCCGAGAGCTAGGAGCTCGCGGTCGATCTTGGCTAAGAGCTCCGTCAGCTTGTCGATCGCAATCTTGGATCCCGCGCGATAGCCCTCGAGGTACGCGACGCGCTCGCGTTCGGTTCGCCTCACGAGCTCCATGTTACCCACCGGTCTTCTCCTTGGCGACCTCGACGATCTCCTCCGCCACGTCCTTCTTCCAGCCGAGCTTCGAGCGCAGGAAGTTGACGCCGCGCTCAACAACCCCCTGCCACGAGTCGATGCCCTCCTGAAAGAGCTGGTCGAGCTTCGCCTTGGTCGTGTTCTTGTAGCGGAGAAAGTCGCGGTCGAACGGGATAAGTGGCGCCGGCAGGATCGGAGCTGCGGCGATCGCGTCCACCGTGTCCTGCGTGATGGACCGGATCTCGAACGTGGCTCCTTCCAGGCGGGAAGGAGGAGCGAAGGGCGGCGCTCCCGGCCGGGGATCCTGGCCGGCTTCCTTGAGATGGAGATTGCCGTGTTCGTCCATTCCGAACCGCGCCTTGCACTTACGGCAGGCCATGTCGGGCACGGCCTGGGACTGCGGATCGCCGGCCATCGCGAGATTGCAGTCCATCACCTTCCAGGGGCACTGCTCGAACGTCCACTTCACCTGCGGCGGCATGTCCTTGAAGGCTTGCTGGAACTCCGTGACCGTGATGCCGTACTCGCGACAGAGACCCCATGCGCCAAGGAGCCCCGTGTAGTACGTCACGGGCTGTTGGGTGGCGATCCCGGGCTCTGCGACCAGGTGCTTCTTGATAAGGAACTTCCCCGAGTCGCGGGCCCAGCGGATCACGGCGATGCACTTGCCCTTGAAGTTGACGAGGATGTAGCGGTCGGTGGGGTCGATCCTGAGATCAATCCCCTGGAGCTTCGGGTTGGGGAGCTCGAAGCCCTTGATCGCTTCATCGGGCACGTCCGGGTTGTCCTGGTGCGTGCGGTGGTATTCGGCAACGAGCGCGTCGGCGCGCATCTTCCCGTCCATCACGGTCGGGAGCTCGATCATGGTCCCCATGTCGTCGCCGCCGAGCGGTGTGACCCGCCCCACTTCTCTCTCCATTGGGTCCTCCTAATTCATCCAGTAGTGCCCGTCCGACTCCGCTTCCTCGCGGCGGCGCCGGCGAAGGCGGCGCGGAAGGGGCTCGCGGGTGTAGATCGTGTCGAAGGTGGGCGAGCGCTCGATTTGTTCGAGCGTCACCGCTTCAGAGTGGGCGACGTAGTAGGCGAGCGCCACCCCGGATACCCGGTCGTCCTTCGAGCCTTTCGGCGCGTTGTACTTCCCGAGCTTGTCGCGGCGCATCGCCTCCATCTCTTTCAGGAGCTCTTCCGAGCGGATCTTCAGTCGCCCCACGGTCGGGTTGATTCCGTTCTTCAGCTCCGAAATGATGAGGTGCTTCTTCTGCTCGTCCTGGTGCCAGCCGCGCTTGTGGCTCACCCGCTGCTTTTCCGAATCCCATTCCTCCTCGGAATAGAGCCGGGGGTACTGGCGGGCGACGAGCCTTGAGAGCACATTGATCCCTTCGCCGTTCTTCTCGACGACCAAGATCGCCATGTTGTACCAGGCAGCCATGAGATAGAGCTCGTCGGCGAAGAGTGCGGGATCCAAGAGCCCCACCCACTCGGCCGCCTGCTCGGCCGAGAGCACGTCCACGATCTCGCCCGCCTGGTTGTCTCCGTCCTCGAGTCCCTTCGAGGGATCGCCGCCCAAGACGTAGAGGTGCCCGTGGGCCGGGGGCGCGTAGACAATCAGGTTCGAGCGCTCGTCGGCCTGGGCGTGGACGACGGGGCCGGAAGCGTTTTCACCCACGAGGGTGAGCTTGATCCGCCGGCCGACGCGGACGTGCTTCTTCTTCTGGATCTGGAGGTGAGCGTAGTTGAAGGCTGGGTGGCCCGACGAGATGAACGCCTCTTCGGGAGTGGTCGGGTACTCCTGGTGGAACTTCTCGACCTGGCCGCCGCACTTGTTGGTGATCGTGTAGCGCCGCCAAGCGATCTGCTCCCGGGTCGCGCCATGAACCTCGACGAGCACCACTTCCTCTTCGTCCAGGTCCTCGGCGTTGTACTCCTCGGACTCGGGGCGGCGGTACTCGGGGTGCTCGAGCCACGAGAAGAAGAAGAAGCGCCACGCCGATCCCGGCTTCATCGCGACTTGGCACATGCCGTGGAAGTAGTCGCCGATGCCGTTGGCGGTCGATTCGACAATGACCATCGTGCCGGGGCGCTCGGGGACGGCGTTCATAATGGCGAGCGCCCGCTCGAGGCCGTCCTTCCAGAAAGCTGCTTCCGATCCCAAGAAGTTGTGGATCGTGTGGGAGCGGCCGAGGGTGGCGTTCTTCGCCGTCTCGGCAAGCATCCTCGACCCCAACCCGGGCTTCTCGCGGCGCTTTGCCCGCCTGGGGTTGTCGAAGAGGATCTCGCGCCGGCTCGAGCGCGCGAGCATGGGGCGCCAGGCGAGCGGAGACTTGTCGTAGAAGGTCTCGTTCCGGGTGTGGATCGCCTGCGCCGACTCGAGGCAGTCGGAGACGATCCGGCTCTCAACCTGGGCGAAGAGGGCGGTCGCGTGGTAGATGAGGGCGCCCGCGACCGACGTGAGCCCGACTTGACGGGGCTTCAAGGCCACGATGCGGACGGGGCGCCCCGCCGCGCGCTCTTCCTGAACGAGCTCGACGAACTTCCGCTGCGCGGGGAACTCGCCCGAGCGAAAGAAGGGGACGATCGCCGAGTCCTTGTCCCGGATCTTCAGGCAGTCCTCGATGAACTGCCCGGGATCCAGGCGATAGTCGGCGAGCGTCCGCACGGGTTACTCCGCGATCTTTCCCCGCTGGAACGGGTTGGGGGGTGCTGCTTCTTCCTCGGCGAAGAGCGAGAGCTCCTCCTGCCCTTCTTCGAGCTCGAGCATCACCATTCCGCCGGTTGAACGACGGAGGATGTCGAGGATCGTCTGGTCGGGCTTGAGGGTGATCGTGAGCTTGACGCACACGCCGATCCCCTTGACGTACTTCATGGCGCCGCCTTCGAGTACGGCCGTGAGCCTATTCGTCTTCACTGGACTCCTCCTCGAATCCGGTCTTGCCGCCCGCGTTTCGGGCAACACGCCGGATGGGACTGGGGTTCGCGAACACCATCGCTTCGAGGCCACCGCCGCCGGCGGATTGCGGTGTGCCGTCGGTCTCTTCTTCGGCGGCGCGGCTCGTGTGCTTGCGTCCTGGCTTCGGGAGCCGGCGCTTGTGCTCGATATAGGCTTCGTTGGCCGCGGAGAGCTCCTTGTAGGTCTGGAGGATCTGATTCAGCTCGCCCCGGAGCTGTTTCACGACTTCGATACCGGCGCTCGGCAGGTCGCCCACCGTCACGCGCGCGATCTTCTGAGCGATCGCGTCGGCGGCTTTCATCAGGCTTGCGAGCGTCTGGTCGGTGCGGATTGCGCGCTCGACATCGTACTCGCGGGCGAGCCAGCGCAGGAACTCGAGAACGTCGATGCCTTCCATGCCGCGCTCGAGAGCAATCTGGCGCACCGACTTGCCGCCGAGGAACTCGTCCCGGATCTCGGTATAGAAGTTGAGGGTGGAGCGGTAGTTGGTCATTCCTCCGCCTTTACCCCGTCGGGCTCTTGCTCGGCCATCGTGATGGCCCAATGGCCGATCGCCCAGAGAATCTCCTTGAAGGGGATGGTCGCGCCACGGCGGCCCTCGGTCGAGATGTCCTCCATGACGACCTGGCCGTCTTCTAGGTGGGCGCGGAAGAGGAGCGTGTATTGGTCGGTCATCGGTGTTTCCCTCTCCAGTCCTTCGCCTTGGGGCAGACGGCGTGGTGGGAGATGTAGCGCGTCCCCGCGTAGGAGGCCATCTCCTCCTGGGTCATCACCACGGCCATGTTTCCATCCAGTCGAATGTTGCCATTGGGTACGGGGTCCTGGTTCACGGGCATCTTGTTCCCGTTCTTGGTCGTGGTCCAGATCACGCGCCCGTCGCAGGAGAAGCATCGGGTGGTCATGGGAGTCGGAAGCCGCCGAGGGAGAGGAGCCAGACCAGGGCGATGATACAGAGAAGGGTGAGGACGACGATGCGGAGTGGCTGGAAGGGGATCCGGTTCGCGCCAAAGAGCGCGATGGTCAGGATGATGGCCTTGAGAGCGATCGGTCCAATACCCATGTCATTCTCCCTTGAGCCCGTGGAGCGCACAGGCGAGGTTGGCTGCCATCACCGCGTCTTGAATCTTTCGGAGCGCGAGTGTCCTTTCCGGAGTCTCGGGGAGGGCAAGGAAGACGAAGAGCGCAAGATCCCCTGCTTGCTCCCTCACGGACTGGTAGAAGGCGATCTCACCGGGGCCGCGGGGGGCGTGGTAAGTGAAGGCGTGTTCTACTTCTTCTTTGGTTCTCATCGCTTGACCACCTCGATCTTGGGTTTGGGGTGGAGGGTGTCCCGGATCGACTCGAGCGCCTCGTCGATTGCGCGGTCGATCGTCGCCATCAACATCGCTTCTTGAATGTCCCGGACTCCGAGCCGGTGGGCGCGCGCGATACGATCGAGCGCGAATCCGACCGTGTACGCCTGATGTTTCAACGGTCCTCCGGCACCTTGCCCTCGACCGAGAGCCGCCATTCGTGCTCATCCGAGAGCTCGATGGGCTTCGCTCGCCGGCGGGGTTCCTCTGGGGGTGGGGCGAGGAGGTCGGCCAAGGTTTCCGACTCTTGGCGTTCGACCGGCCCCGAGCCGCCGCCCGAGGCGCGCTCGATCTCGATCCGCATGCGGATGATTTCCCCGATCGCGCGGTCGATCTTCCGCTCGGCGCGGCCGGCGAGGATGGCGAGCGCCCAGAGGGAGACGGTCGAGAGGATGAGGGCGAGGGCGATCCAGGCGTTCACACGCTCCCCTTTCAATGGATGGTCTTCCCGTCGGGACCGACGAGCGGCTTCGGCTTCGCCAGGAGGCCGGGCTCGATCACGCTCCCGAGATTCTGGCGGGCATAGGAGAGGGCGAGCTGGGAGAGCCGGAGGATGCCCAAGAGGATGATCGCCGGGCGGGGGTAGAGCTTCGGCTCCAGGGTGTCGAGGGCACGCAAGATCGCGCGCCGGACGGAATCCGCTTCAGCGGCGAGAGTGCCCGGGGCGAGCTCCAAGAGCTTCACCATCTGGGCCGGGTCCTCCTGGATGGCTGCGAGCCGCGCGAAGTCGCCGTGGGTGGCGAGCTCCGAGTAGAGGGAGGTCGCGAATGATTGGATCTCGTCAGGGCGGAGTGGGCGATCTTCGTCTGGTGCGCGGGTATCCACGGGTCAGCGACCTCCGTACTTTCGCATCTGGCCGTCAGAGACCTGCTTGGCTAGGTAGCGCGTCGATTCACCGTTGTGCTTCGAGCGGGTGGCGATGGTGGTCGAGAGCGAGCGGGGGCCCCACCGAGAGCGACTCGGCCGGGAGCGTGGGAGTGTGGTAACGAGGCGTAACCCCATCCTACGCTCCACCCGAAGCTGGAGCCGTCTCGCCCCTGGAGCTACCAGGAGTCCGCCGGTCATCCGGTTTCGGGGCGGGGCTGCGCGGGGCCTTCGGGCCCCCGCCCAAATGAGTCTCGAACACGGGCCCCCGGTATGGGGACACGTTGAAGAGGACGCCCTGGTGGGCGGACTCGACGGGCTCCTTCTCGATCACGGCGCGGTAGACGAGGGAGTCATCCCCGAAGGCGACGTGCTTCAGGCCATCCTCGGCGCCCTTCAGCATGTTGGTCAAGTCGGCGCGCGAGGAAGTGGCGCGGAAGCGCATGAGGAGCTCGACCGGCCCCGAGATGGGCTGGCGCGCTTCCTGGTGGAAGCCGGCCCAGAGGGCCTTCTGCCACGCCTTCAAGTCGGGAGGGGCGACCCGGACGCCGGCGGGCGACTTCCCGAGCCCCCAGGTGACGGGCTTCCCCGGCACCCAGATCATGGCGGGCGGTCCAAGGTCCAGCCGGTAGCGGCAACGGGGACAGGTCAATGGCCCGCGCCTTCCTTCACTCGGGGAGCGCGGGGAGCTTTGGTCG